TTGATCATGTTGGTGCGCCACATGAACCGCGATTTGACAGTCGCAGGGTAAGTCAGTACACCGCCATTACCCCATCGCATCAACACATCGTCCCATTTCATCATATATCAAGTCCGTCATAATGTTAAATTTGAAAACATATATAAAAGAAATAGCGAAGAAGTGATATAATCGACCATCATGGATAGCATTGGAAATACTCTTAACAAAATTCCCCGTGAAAATGTTACGATCAAAGAGCAAAGAGAGTACCTCATGCAGACAATTGGACGCACGAATCACATAAAAATAAACTACAACCCACATGACGGTATAACCGCGTTCTCGGTGTTTAAGCGCAATGGACCGTTCGAACACCACTCAAAACCGTATATCGGATACATCATTGACCTGGCCGGGGGTAAGCGAGTTATACGCGAAAACAACGAATTCCCAGTCATGGCAAAAGCACCGATGCCCAGAGTTATGTGCGTTGTCCCCGTTCCAATAATTGATCAATATAATTTCCGAGATATTGCCGAGCGTGACGACGCACGCATCGTACCGATCACCGATGGGACAACAGTTACATTGTACTGGCATCGCAATCGGTGGGTGTATGGTACTATTGGCAGTTACGATTTTGGCAACATGCCATGGAGCGGCGATGTGACGCATAGTTCAATTATTGAAAACGTTTTCGAAAGGTGTAATTTCGACGTCGGTAAATTAGATAAAGGCAAGTGCTACACTATCGGATACAAGAGCGACTGCCACCCATTTCTCGAAGGTGGGTCAGAGCCGATTTGTAAAATGTGGCTTATTCGCACCGTTAACATTGCAGGCATCAACGCGTACATCAATTCGCCAGGTGATAAAGTGGTCGAGTTTGAAAGTTTCGAATCAACTACCGCCGATGTCGGCATCCCACTGCAAGAGGAATCGACAGTCAATTTTAGTGATATACTTACGGTCAACAACACCGCATATGATACGTTTATCCAAACCGGTGTGGTGAATTATGGTTATATTGTGTATTTAGACGGCTGGGCATATTTGATGGACAGTGACCTGTATCGTAACCTTCGGCACATATTTTACGACGCACCAGTACCCGGGTCACGCAGATGTCGTCGCCAAGGCAATAGATCAAATGTTACGATGTTCCCAATTGACCGTCAGAAGTTTTGCATACTTCACGCGATGTTATCGCCTATATATTCGGATATGTTCCTGAATTTATTCCCACAGTTTCAACCTGATGTTGAACATATCAAAACGGAGTTACATGTCATGCATCAATCATTGGTAGCATCATATCGTAGATATACAGGAGCAGGCCGATCACGAGCATTATCACAATCGGCTCGGTCAAAAAATAAAAAGGAAACATACGTTGCCACTAAATATAAAAAAATATGGGACGTGATGATTAAAAGGCTTCCCAAGACACGATCGGATTGTATTATCCCAAGTATGATCTCATCATTCATCGTCAGCGAAAATAACGCACCGCTAATATATTCCATCATCTATATGAACCCGACAGATCAGATAACACTACTCGAGCGCCCACCCAAACAAAAACAAGAACAAGTGGAACAAGAACAAGAACAAAACGCGCCAAATGAAGATTTATCAGAGAAGCAACTCAAAGTGTCGGGCGCAGTGATATGATCATTACCCAACATACTTGCGAACCGTCGACGCCCACGCTATGACTGATTTATTATAGTTCTCTCGTTCACGGTGTTGGTTACCAGCACTGGTAATTTCGGTGTCTTTATACCCGGGCATACCCCAATCTTTTTTGGCATTCCTAACATCTACAAACCGAGGCGGTATCTTCTTTGGGTTAGTAAATTCATATCGAAGTGGATTGTCGTAATTGAAAAAGTCGACAACATTTATTTTTTCAATAGATGCGTTATCCGATGTGTCAATCATGTAATCTGCGAAACATCTTTTCAACACTTCCATATTTGGCCATTCCGGGCATTTCCAATTGATATCCTGTGCGAGACTTCTCATACCGGATTCTAAATAATGACGAGTCATAACAATTATCTTTTTTAACACATTGTCGATACGATCGTGTTTCTTAACCCGCGGGTTCTTGTCAAAGAACTTTAACAGTAACGTAGTGTGATAATACATATCAACCGCACTAATTATCTTAAATACGGTGTCAAATCGCGTGGCACATGCTTTCTTGATCTCTACTTGATACTCCGTAAATAAGTCGGGCAAATGGTTGGCATACCACTGCATTATATACGATACCTGCTTAGCGTTAAACACAACTCTATCTGCCTTGGTTACTAGATACTGGCTAATGTATGATGGCTTCACTATCGATCTGCTGAAGTCGATTACCGTTGCGTATTTAATCACATGTGGAAACATGTAGTACATTTCATTGCCTATGTGATAAAGAATAACGTCGTCAGGTCCAGGTGTCACGTTTAATTCATCTAATGCATAATCGAAATATGGGAAGTACAAACTATTAAGCGTCGTATTATTCAAATGGAGATCAGAATGAATTACTCCACATTTCGTGTTCAAACAATATAGCGTGTATGCTATTTCAAACAAATATTTCATAAAGTAATCAGGATCCGTGAACAGGTCTCTGTTGTGTGCAATGTATTCTTTTGATTTGTGGAATATCAACGTATTTTTAATAGTTGAACCAGTCGACTCGCAAATGATTGCTATGGTTATATCTGACAAATTAGTTTTTTTATTTTCGGGCGATGGTGATGCATGTTTCTCGAGCATGTGTGGGTTGTTAAATAACTTGCACCGGCTATTATTGATAGCAAACCACAGGTTATACATGGGGATTCCTGGAGTTATCATATTTAGCGGCAGGTTGCTGACCATTTTCCATATGATGATTTCTCGCCAGACACGTGTGATCGGATTCATAATGTTCATTACATCGCTGATCCTCAACGGAATCAATTTTTGGCCACATTCGACACCAATTGATGTTCTGGTTGGGATAACGTCGACCAGTTCTCTATTCGCGACGACCGGTCCGGAATATACCAGTACAGTACATCGTCTGTAAAACATATATATGAGATTTCGTCCGTATTTTTCGATAAGACGATTGAACATTTTAACATCAGTATCGTCAAACATGATCTCGTTAAAGACTGGGTTCGTGTGACGGTTTTGTAAATTAAAATGAATCAGGTATACTTCACAAAACCAAATAACAACCAGTGTTTTCATAACGAATTGCTTCACTTTTTCTGTCAGATTTGATATACCGCCCAGTGAGTGAAAGTTGTGTATGTCTACGTCATATTCCTTGTTATAAATATGCTGCTCGATATCGCTAATAAAATCAACATGTGTGTCATATACAGCCTCTAAACTATGCATGCGAATAAATCGACCACGGTATTCACCATCCGCGGATAACATATTTACACCTGTACATATATATAGTGGTATGACTTTCAATGTGGTTGTGTGTATGGCGCTGTATATGTATGCGACATTGGTATATTTGCCATCTTTGTGGACCACGATAAGTGAACATATCATCTTACAAACACCAGGGACCATGATGAGCATATACAGCAAATTCCACTTTTCGAACCTCCTCATGTGGCTTTTGTGTATGTCAATTTTAATGACTGCATCTTTTATTGACGGGTTGTTAATAAGATCAGTGTTCAAAATCCCCATAAACTCATTGCGAATCCACCGCCTACGCTCTTCCGCGTCATCCAAATGTATAGATTTATTACCAGGCGTGGTTACTTTATCCATGTGGTGTTATTCTTGAACAATGTAACAGACTTTATATATAACTTCATTATGTTTGTCTTGAAGAATAACTCACCAAAACAGGTAGCAAAATATGGAAAAGGCAATGTGGCTCAAACGGTCAGGGATACCCAAATACATAGGGCAAGCGATCACAAGGATGTTATTATCAATAAGCCCCTCGATGAGATGGAGAAAGATTTATTGGTAGGATATGTTGTTGTGCCCACCAATGTATGGGAGACGATTCCATACAAATCACACGTGCGGTATATGAAGCTCGATGGTACATTTGTGAGAGGTGGGTTTTTTAAAAACCACTGGACAAGCAAAGATGGCAAGTCCATGATGCAACTTGAAAACAACCTTAACCGCAAAGCGTCAACATACGCTACATGGGCAGTAGCATTGGAAGGTATTAAAACACTGTACAAAAAATGCAACAAAGCCAGCGCAATTGAGGTGACATCGATGTACAAAAAAATAGAACATCAGCGTAATGTGATTAACAATATGGTTGATGCAGTAAATTCAATTGATCACCGGGTTAAGTTATTAGAGAGAAATCTAAAAACTAAGCAGCAGCCTCACTGAAAAAGCCCACTACCTTTTTTGCAGTACTTTCACCAATGCGCCGTTCACCGCACATCACATTTGCTAAATCACTCTCCGACACACACCCATCAATGATAGTGCGCAATGGATAACACTTGGTGATAGCCGTAGCCGTCGCTGCCGACACGCCTTTAATCATTGATACAATTTGAGACTGCTTATTGATCATACACGTTTCTGATGCCAATATCTTTATCGTGTTCTTCTTTAATACCGACCCTGTTTTAATGTATCTAATTTTTTTAAACTGGTCTTCAGTAAGTCCACGCAATATATCATAGAATGTATAATGTACCAGCAACGCGTTAGCAGTCGCATCGGATACACCTGGCAGTTTACACAACATACGCATCTCTATATCGCATCGATCCTCTTCCGGCTTCTTTTGTTTCATATATGCAAGTGTTGCAGTTTCATAACGGTTTAATATTTTAAATTCATCAATTTCAGTGCCACCGACTTGCTGTTCATGTTCGACTTGCTGTTCATGTTCAACTTTCTGTTCATGTTCAACTTTCTGATAATACTCTAATGTCAAACAATTCATACCAAGTTGTATAATACGATGGGCGGTCTCGTACGGTCCACGCGTTACCATGACAATCATATCATCACGCATAATTAAGTGATCCAACTTCGCCCGAAGGTTGCGATAGGGTATGCCATTAATTTTGGTTGATAATTTTGACGGTGCAACACCCTCAATGATATATATGGTTTTAGCACCCATTTCTTTTTTGGCACGGAATAGATCCCTTATATTTTCCATCCTGCGATCCTTGATGCTGGCTGATAGGTCAGACCATGTCTTTCTCTCAATTATGATCGTTTTCCCATTTGGGTATAATATACAATAATCCGCGGTCGTGATTCGTTCAATTTTAATATTCACACCTTTAACTGCTGAGATGAATGGAATAACCGCACGCTCCCTGTCATCAATAATAATGCGAAATTCACCGATTGAATTACCGTAATGTGGTGCATTACATGGGAGGGGTCCATTACGTTTTACGGTTACCTTACCCTTGTCAAGAGGTTCATTATCGCCAGTACTACGCGCCTTGTTGCGCTTTGCAAATTGCGCACGTTTCAACCGGTCGCTCATCTTCCTATATACGTTATGGTACATCATCTCCAATATACCTTCTCTATTTGAGTTATTTTCATTATCTACGTTATCTTCCATTCACGCCACCGTATAGTGTTTTTTCAAATTGTTCGCTACCAAGTGACACTGTGTACGTATAGTTACGGTCGTTTGTACCCATATAGCCTACTAATTCGTGACCGTCCACTAATTCATATCGACCGTATCCTACACGGATTGCTTTATACGAATTATCGCCAATGGTAATGATCGCATTGGATTGATTGTAGTGTTTTGCGGATAGACATAAAAGAATAACTATTATCAATACACATGTTGCAATTACTAACAGTCGTACCTTCACCACACGCTTCACACACACATCATCACCATCCGATTTATTACATAGTGGAAAGTCTTTGGGAATTGATCTGGCAATATTCATGTTCGGTGTATATTGTGAGCTTCTTACTTTTTCGCAAACTCTATGTCATCGCCGCGTAGAGTCATTTTGCTGTTCTTTTTGTTTAAAGATATTCGCTTGGTTACAATATCTTCAAGGTACCCTGTTGGGTTAACTATATCATACTTGTTTAAATTCAACATACGATCCACTGTAAGTGACCCTATCTGATTCATGCCACCGTCAATGTCATAAATGCCATAACTACCACAGCAAGTACGCGATAACCACATCCTATGTTTATCATCCCCATATAACCACTCACCGGTCAAGTCTGTATTGTATGGGACGTATATCACAGACACGGCGGATGCAATAATAACGATCAGCAACAGTTTGGCAATTGACCATATAAACGCGGGTATCTGGATCATCTATATATATAAACCAATACAATACGACTATTCAATATATTTATGTGATAGATCGCGGAGTAAGCGCGACATTAGTTAAAAGTCATCCTTCTCGTCTGTAAACACTTCAGCTTGGTCGAAATCTGCATCACCCATTCCGAACGGATCAAAGTCATGACCAAGATCATCCAAATTTACTGTTTGGATACCTTCGTAATTAGCGTCCGTGACTATTGATGCACCACTGCGAACAACACTTTTCTGAAACTTGTTGGGGTACGATGATAGTTTTTCTATGTTGAATAACACATCCATGACATGCTTGACAAAATCGGTAATAATCGGTTTATCAGATTCAGCAGCACCATTCATAATTTTTAGCAACATCGTTGCTAATCTCAACAGCATCTGTCGATGAATATCATGGGCCTCATTGATTTTGATGGGTTCGTTGATGAATGTCGATTTGTAAAAATCAGTTTTATACATTGATATATCAATATTAGGGATCTCATTAGTTATTGAGCCATATATTGTTTTCAACACACCTTGTAAGTTTATGCGACTGCCGTTTTGAACCTTGTGATACATTATGATGGCGATGTTAATATATCGACGAACACGTGCGATTGCGTCAATTATTTCAGAGTATTTCGCAGTATGCAGTGGATTTATCTTTCCATCTTTGATACTTTTGTACTTATAATTATATGAAAACCCCAGACATGACAACATAAGATGGTTGACATTGAGTATCCTGGCCAGTTTGATCACGGATGTAGAATCGACATCTGATGTAACGTTTTTACTCTGCGCATATTGTGCTAACCATATATTTGCACCGGTTAGTATGCTACTATGTCGCTTGGTTTCTAACGTTTCCCTATTTTCATCATTCATCCGATCGCGAGTAAATGCCTTAACGTACTTCACATATACGAGGGGGTCCTTGATGGTGAATTCACTCAGCGTGATACCGCAGTGAATACATCTCACCTGATCCCACTCATGCATCGGATTGACTGGACATCTGTTTTGATAATAGTTATAAAATGAATATATATCCATGTTGGTTTGGATGGTTTTGTCAATTTGACGCGATACTGCATCGGATTCTTTTCCATAAATTGTTTTTACAACATCTGTACGAAGTTCATTGCAGTTCGAACATCTTATATCAACCATGACCATATTGACGAACTTACGATTCTTGTCGCCATCCATGATCCATGATGTTATGTCTTTTATGAATATCTCATGTCTCACAGTACCTAATGTGTACACATATATGTCAAATTTATGCACACGACCATCTTTGCAATATTTGTAGTACGAATGTGGTACTTCAAATACGTATTTATTGTACGGTGGGAAATAGGTTTCATATGCAACGTATTTAGTCAGTTGCTTGTTTGTGAATAGTTTAGACTCCTGTTCAGTGTATTTGTCAACATATCTCGACTGCTCGTCAATGATATCTCCGTTATTTTTTGTGTATGTGTTATCAATGACATACGACATGGTCGCTTCGAATGAATCTTTGACATACTCAGCATATAATTTATCATCGAACTTGAAGCAATCGGACTGAGTTGGCAATATAGTGCGTTGTATTTTACAGATCTTGGCATTAGAAAACGGGTTGCGCATGGTTATAAGTTTGGCCGACGTTGCGCCTAATGCTTCTGATACCGACCGTGCCGGGCATTTCGTTATCAGATATTTGTAAAATGGTGTGTCAGCTATGAACTCGACGTGATTAGGTTGATGAATAGTGACTTGCGTTATTTTTAGTTTTGTTATTTGCCTATACGCCAGAACTAGCAGATTTTTAATGTTTTTGTCAGTCATGTTGGTAATTTTATTCATAGCGGCGCGCTTAGATATCAGTATTAATGAAAGTGCGACCATCAGCAAGTATTGCAGTTGACGAAGGTTAATCTTCATACTATTACCATCGTTACCACATAGTCCACGTGGTTCACCGATTGCTGCTTGTACAGGCTGTGTATCATGACCACCGCGGGTGCTATGCGCAACGCCATTTTTATCACCGCGTTTAAGGTGTGATGGTACATTAAACGATATTATATCTGGGTAATATGATATTAGTTTAATGATGGCCGCGTATGTGTATATCGCTATATACACATATATTGTCATGTCGACGGATTGTGCTGTGTTTGTTTTGATCTGCAACAACCGCTGCTCTTCCGCAAGTATATGAGGTGATATAGTAGATACTATAGATTGAATTATTGCGTTTACATCAGTGTTCTGCGATATCTTTACATACTGCTGAATGGTACTCACAACGTTGCCAAATATTTTTCGTTCTGTTGGGTCAAACGAAACTTGATGCGTCCCATACCCTTCCCTGTTTTTTCCATTGAGTGTTTCAATGTTTTTAATGAGCAGGTCGCCACATATTTTGCAAAAATATGAGTAGTGATCGGTTGTACCATGGTCGACAAATTTCAGCAAGAGATCATGTTTACCCGATGCGTCTCCAACATAATCAAATAAACTATAGTGATGGGGACAAAGTGCGTTAAGTTCGCATACATTACATCGGTTCATAATTGTATTGTCTTTCAGCGGTACAATTTCTTTGAGTTGATTCCAATCACTTGATGGGAATCGTTTAGTACCAACCATCGCAGCATTCGACAACACCGATTCCAATAATTTAACATGCCGACACGAGTTGGTTTTGATTTGATTGTCGAGATCGATGGCCTGAGCGTAGTTCATATCTACAACACTACGCTCAGACTCGTCCAATTCATCGATATTTTTGCCAAATAGTTTATGTGCGATGTACACCATACGCGCATTCTTATATTCGTGGGCACGCATCGAATGCTTGGTTGACTTGTGTACCAATTGCTTCGCTTCGTCATCGGCATGCTCGTCAAGTGATTGTGATATTTTCGGATGTGTAGCCCCTAACACTCTGATGTGTCTATAAATGTCCCACACGTTGTTCGCAAACACGTCGGACACGAACATCGATCTGTATGTGTTGCGTAGCTGTGGATATTTTTTTGACAATATTGGAAAGTCATCAGCTATAACCGATGGTTGCGGTTGGCGTGATTTCAGTTTGTAGCCTGCAACCACACTATGCGTGCACGATACTTTACAACACCCCATTAGATTCGATAGTGATCGATTGCCTGAATTATAGTATCTGCGATATTGATCCAGCACATTCATAGTATGATTAATCTTATCGATAGAATCTGCCACACTTTTAAATATAACATGCTTAGGAGTATGCGGCACTTGAAAAACGGTATCCATCATTGTATATCGATTCAGCAATGGGTGTAGTTCGGGTGATGAAAAACCCATGCGTATTGTGTTGAATGCGTTAATTGGTAGCATATGTGGTACCGTTAAGTGGCTGACGGTTGACTGCTTGTTAATGTCAAATATGTAGCCAATTACATCAATTTTTTGATGCGACGCCGATTGCAACAGTGTGTTGTCACGCATGAGAGACATCGGTGTGTTGAACTGCATGGATATCGCAAACGCATCGTCGTTTGCCTTCGCGATTATTGTCATATGATCTGATATATTGCGGATGAGCATCGTCGGTATGTTGGATTTAATGATATCGGGTACCTGGTATGTATCCATGTCGCACATACTATTGAATACATATCCAGGTATATCCGGGTTGTCAAACTTCATTCGGTCATAATGCAGTTCTATTTCGGTTTTCGTATCTTCTGCGGGTGCATCATCATCGATAACGATAATTCGTTTCGTGGTAAATGTCATCTATAATAACCGTTCTAAATTTGATTAAGTTGATGTATATATATTGTCAAAGTTTACTCTCCAGTTGATTCCGCGATATGTTTAATCGTAAATCGTACAATAAACACACCATATCCGTGTTAGAGATTATAGCAGCATATATTGCCAACTTGTATTATCATCATTTCTATGGCGAGGCCCAAAGACTTAAGGTTGATAAAAAGGTAGGGAGCGTCACTGACGGATATACACACGCAGTGAAAGCATATATTATGTCGCTTAAAAAGCCCGAATATTACCGACGATCAATCATAGGGATCCATAATTATTACCAAAACACAACGAAGTTTACCTCAATTTCTATGAAAGATTGTATAAATGATATCGTTCAGCAGTTTGTACCCGATGAATATTTTGCATCTATGGATAACCGGCAAAAGGAGGTAATTCTACACAACGTACTGATCGATAGTGTCAATAACTTTAGCAACGAGATACTATGTGGTACGCTGCTGTTAAATATCATAGATAACCACAAAGACCCATCGACTGCAATAGCGATCAAGCAAAAAATGATAGACTGCCTGCTATTCGAGAGAGAGAAGGTATATCGTCGATTCTTCAGTTCGTTAGTCGATCCTAAAAAGCAAAAGAGTGGTCACGATATGAAAGTGAGTTCGCAAATGAAAGATGAACTCACAAAGATGGTAAAACTAAACGGCAAGCTTTCAAGTCGCGTTGACAAATATCAGAACATGGCGGACGATGCCAAAACAATCATCAATGAAAAGAATAAATTAATCATACAGCTTAAAAAAGCACTACGCGGGACCCATGAAAAACTCATAGTGTTACAAAATCAACCACCCGCATCAGATATTATAATCGGTAATGTTCAGCAATCTGAACCGCACATCTCGCAGTTTCAGGAACATATGTCTACGATAAACACTCCTCAAATAGAAATCGTACCAGAACAAGAAATCGTACCAGAACAAGAAATCGTACCAGAACAAGAAATCGTACCAGAACAAACAGCGGATGAACACGAAGAAACGTACAATGTGGTAGATAACGTATTATCAAATCGGATGGTTGAGCATATAACACATGATGATAATACATTCTTTGCAAGGGGTATGATTGATTAACAGGGTGGTGGTAGAATATTATGTGGTGTATATATATTATGGATGTCAATGAATGTACTCAAAAAATAACGGGAGCACTAATGAATTATAAGGTGCGTTCCCTGTGCACGAACCCCATATACTTATCCGTCATTGTGACGGGGTTGATTATGATAATTGTGTGTTGTACGTTTGATTACGACAGCCACATAAAGACGGCATTCCGGATATTTATGACGACTATGTTTGCAGTTTTTATCAATAATCAATTACTTATTAAGTCGCTTCGCCATGACCTATTATCAGACACCGAGCGTAATTTAAATGACGCGTTAGTTGCCGCCCCACTGGTAATCAATGGTGGTGAAGATGAAGATGTTAGTCCACTGGTTGTGGGTATCGCGTGATAACTTATTACCACCCCGTGAATTAGTTTGAATTGCGCATGTGGGTTACATATATATTGAGTGAATGAATCACAATGACCCGCCATATGTTAGCGAACTTTTCTAAAAATGTCGCTAATGTGAGTTTTCTAGAAAACGTATGTGACAAAAAATGCGAATCGGTGTGCGTTTTTTTTGGAGCCGAATCAATGCACTTTTTAGTTGGGTCCTGTTGCATGGTCTGCAGTAACTGCATAATATTAAATATAAGTGATGAGTGTGCCTATAATGCCTTCTCCTATTGCAGTGCAATTGCATAGGGTCTGCATAGGGTCTGCATATGGTCTGCATAGGGTCTGCAGCTGATGCATACTTATTTTTTAACCCACGTGTGGCCATTAGATTGCTTAACAACAACATATCCGAGAGATTTTAAAACATCGGCATGCTTATTTTTACCCAACGGGTTTACCACCTCGCGTTTGAGCCGTTTTAAGTACTGTGAGCTTAACTCACCATGATTTACCGGATTCGATTCAACCCACTCGGTGTGGAGTTGTGTTTTAGATTTATCTTCTTTGATGTTTATATCCCCGCAGTTATTATCACCTATAATACACTGAGTCGGGTTAATTACCGTGTTGTCAATGTGGTTTATTACCAATCGACACATATTCATTGAGTTGCCAACTGGTTCAATTAGTGATCGGATTGCACGCTTATCAGAACCATTCACAGACTCTAACCGTTTCTCGCGGCACATACTTGCTAATTTAGGATCAATTACATTTAACCTTTCGACCATGGAAAAGAATTCACTGTTCATAGTCTCGTAATTATCATACGCTCGGTTTATAACAACGTTTTTATTTGATTTTGTTATAATGGCATTTTCATACATCTTGGTCAGTTCACCTTCCAACTTGTTGTAATCTTCTCCAAAGTATTCAAAAACCAACTTTTGTCGTTGATTTTCCATGATAACCTGATACACGGTATGATTTTGAGCTAAGTTATTCATGTTCCTGTGTGATTGGAATCCAACATAGTAGTTTAATATCTCGGCAATAAATTCACTATCCAACACGTCCGTAATATTTTTGCTGTATGGGTATGGGTAGTCCGCAAGCAGCATCTTGACCTTTATCACCTTTCGTTCATTGTTGAGTATCTCAATCATCCGATCTGCAAACTGCTCGTTGCTTTCAGCAATAAGCTGAATACGCAGTTGTGCCAATACTTGTTCCATTTTTGTATATATAATAACGGATACTCTTATTCAGATTTGAATACTTCCATATATTATGTCACTCTCAAACACCATGTGTCCGATCCGTTACCCATGAAGCATACATCGGTGTATTGCAAACCCTTGGCCTTATCCAACCTCGACACATCATTACATCGCGGTTTGATAAAGCCAAAGAAAATATAGACCCACGTTACCGAATGTAAAAAATAAAACCACAACGATAGATACCTATAGATAAAACATATAACTAAAATAAATCACTCGACATATGACAACAACTCACTGATTTTTTGCTCGATAGCGACGATCTCTCTGGTGCGCTTACTACATGGTTTATGCGAGTTGGACACTATTGCGGACTCCTTCATGGATGCCAACATACTCAATAGGATAGGCAATACGTCCTGAACACCACTCTCTACAAGCATGGTACACTTCAGTTGTACAATTTCATTCACGTTGTTGCTCATAGTGTTGTTTATATAACTATATGTTTATTCAAATTTAAATCCGAAACGAACTCATCGTCGGATCGTCCGGGTTGAACCGAGTGTTGGCTATCTTGAGCTTCTTGCAATAATCCCACAATGTTGGGCACCCAAATTGGAACGTGTCATATAGTCCGGCAATTGTATACCTAAATGGGGTATCTGAATCGCGCACGTAAACCAGCTTTTTGTGCTCTTTTTTGCGTGCTGGTGACAGTATCGTGTTGATGATTTTTGTCGCGTTCTTTTTCTCGTCTTTTGAAAAGTTATTGCTGGATCGTTCAAAATAAGCTTGCGCGCATTGCTGTGTAGTGAATACATTAACGAACGAGTTCTTTCGCAACGATGACTCTAAATTCAGGTCGTCCTGGAATACGAATATCGTGGTGATGTATGAGTGTCGGCCTTGGAAAAAGATCTTCTGTATTGTTTTGTTCTTTTGCATCCTTTTGGTGAATACTGAACCACAGTCGTCAAACACAATAATGATGTTCGGATTGAAGTCTAAATACTTCAGCACATAGATGTCCTCATCACTCAGATGTAACTTTCGCAGCCGTTGTCGGTTAATCCGGATAACATGCTTGTACAATGTTTTCAAATATTCATCGCGGGCTTTTTTAACATCTGACACACCTTGTTTGCGTTGTATGAAATCAATGGATTCATCGCATTTCATTTTGTATATCAGATCTTTGGCACCAGATATAACCGCTGATTCAGTTTCTCGCATCTTTAGTGTAGACACTTTTAAAAATAGCGACCGTAGTCTCATTTTGTCATTGACCATATTGAATACTTTGGTCGACGCTTGTTGTCGTTCATACAGCGATTCTAATTTGTCCAGATCAACTGACCTAAATACCATTTCATCCGGGACGATACCCGCAAATGACTTGGTCTCGTCGGCGGTCGGTGCGAATACCGCAATCAATGGTATTAGGTCTTTCAGTAGTTTTAATATTTCAATAACCACCGTTGATTTACCCGATCCACTTGCTCCAAATATAGTTGTGCTCTTGCAGAAGTAGTAACTCGGATCCTTCTCTAAAAACGGTATTTTCAATTCGCTGTTTGTCACCAGCCTATATATGATAGCACCAAGTTTATCACCCCCATCAAATTATATTACTTTTCGTACCTAATACGGTAGTTGATCACCATATTCAGCGTGATCATAGGCGTACGTTTGCCATTTCATCATGTATGCAACGTATTATATTGCTACTACGCAATTAATCGTTTACCGGTCTTCGTGTCTTAATGAACTGGCGCGGATATCGTTTACATAAACCCAATGCTCATTTTGATCAATCTTATATCAACCACAATAATAGCAATGGTAAAGTTATATTAAATTTGAATTTACCATCACTAATATACCGATCGACATAGCTGATAGGAAGTACACATTTGACCAATGTCTACACTTCAAACGTGCACAGACGGTGGTTGGATGAAATATACGTACCGTGATGACGACATTATATTTACGTGCCAAATGTGTGGGAGTACTAAGCGAGGAACTAACGCCGATCGTAATCGCCAATCCGGTGGCAGTATTAATGTTGCCGGGGTGTTGCGAAAGAAACTCATGAAGTTTGCTGAACTTGATCCCGCCAACCCCCTTATATATAAGGAATGCCCAAAGTGCAAACACAACATAGCTGTATTCATCGAGGTGTCTCCCGGTAAAAAAAGATTCTTCAAATGTCGCGAATGTGGCAACCACAAATATTAAATGTGACCGATGTGTCTGATTACTTTTTTGTATATTGTGGTAAATACTGCAGACTCTATTGTTAGCCACGAGGCAGGTGCCTCTCGAGCGTTTCCAATATTTTGGAAATGTTAGGCATATGTGTCATATCATTGACAGACCATTGTTCGTATCTATATTTGTTGCCACTGTGTGATATTGGGATTAATACCTTTATAGGCGATCGCCTTGCGATAACCTCTCTCAGCGCAATGACGATACTATCTTCTCCGTCATTGATAGGAACAAATATTTCAGACCCCTCGTCGATATTGGTCGCACGTATCCCGATGACACCAGCCAGAGCCTCCTTGTACAGTATTTCAGATCTTGAGTCATCGGGATGAATGATCTCTCGAAATCGTATATCCTCTTCTCCATGCGTATCAACTGGTTCTTCGGTGACCAACCCAGTGTGGACACTTCTTGATGGGGCGACCGCGCCTGGGCTTACCTGTTCTGTCATCACTATATAATTGACCACAAGTATTCAAATTTAAATGTTATGCCGTTTGTCTATATAACCAATGTCAATTATCATGCAGAACATCACGATGATGTATATTTGGATGCTAATACTGTTACAACGGTTCATTGACACCGTCGTCATCGGTTTGATGTGTATCCATGACAAGTGGTTTATTATCAGGTCGTCGCCACCGTATGTAGTTTCGAATGTACTGCTCGATAACCGACCATGCATCAATCGGTTTAACTTCTTACTATGGCTGTACTGGGACAAAGATATCCCTGGTATATCGTTGGTCCATGTTAATATGTTGCGTGGTGAGATGTTATCAATTATCACAAAATCAATGGTGATAAATATCGATTTGGTCAATCAAAAATATTGTGACGGTGATGATATACTATTTAACGAATTGGTGTTGGTCTAATGTCGAAAATAGATGCAAGTAAAATAGATGCAAGCAAAATAGATGCAAGCAAAATAGATGCAAGCAAACTCGGTGAGGGTGAAAACTGGCACCTATACAACGAGTTGATTAAGATTAAACACCCGCACGTTCAAACAAGGTACCCATTTTCAGGTATAAGTGGTGCCAATATAGAGCATACTTTAAACACATTGACCCTAGCATATGATAAAGAAAACGCAGGTAAGATACTATACCAATCGCATAGCAAACCGAGGGATAGTAAACCACACGAAACCCCCAAAAAAGGCAAACGCACATCGCGTAAAAACGTTGTTGGCGGTTACAAGAAAACCGGAACTATTACGGTATATATATAATTCAGATATCAATCAATGACAATCATTGATGTCAACACAAGTGATTATAGTTTTTCATACATCCCCATAACGTATAGCAATGAACATATCTCACCTCACCTTGAACTATGCAGAAATGAAGAAGCCGATAGTATCAAAACGCATATGGCTTCTGTATTAATGAAGTATAAAATGAAGCCGAAGAGGCGATCGATTCGTGACAATATCAATCATATGTTTGCCCGGATACTGTTTCACACATATTCTAGCCAACAATTATCGAATTATGATGACCCAATGTTCCATAGTACACATACTCAAAACAGTATACTACACGATGATATTTCAACACTGTTCCGCGATGGTAAACTTGTTGTTGATACTGTAGTGAATGAGATAGATATTCAGGGTCGGCTGAAACGTGCGTCGATCAATATGTGTAAGTATGAGCAACGCGAAAAAGTACACAAGACGCCAAAGCAATATAACACTACTACTACGCACAAAACAGTCATATATACTATCCGGACCACACGATACAAATATAAATTTCACATACCGCATAACGTGTACAATAAACTTAAAAGGAGGTATATTGAATATGATGATAAGTCAGGCAAGGTATTCATAGACCTCGTTTGCTGTTTATTACTACGATATAATACAATATCATCAATAGGTAATCAATTTGGCATACCGATCGCGGTCAAGGATAAGTTTCGCATATTGGGATTTGATTTTGAATGTTTCGCATCATCCCTCAATCATCATTACAAATACTACTGTAGTGTATTTTATGACATTGAAAAGTATTTTATGAGCTTGGGTCATTTTCAAAACATCACATACCGGAAGGGTCTATTTATGGCTAACCCGCCGTATGAGTTGAGTTTGTTAAATACGATGGTCGATACCATCACGAAGTCGATCAAATCGTCGGGTACCGAATCTATAGTATTTTGTTATGGAACACCGACATGGGCGTCGTATGGTACATTTGAGTTTCACAGAATGAGCAGATCGTCTAAGTTTTACAAAATGCATCACACATTTGATAATTATCAGGTTCCGTGGTTTGATTTCATGAACAACCGATACGTCAAGATCCCATCATCTACTCGATATGTGCTTGCAAATCGCAATGTACCACCTATACGTGAGTTCAAAAAAATATTAAAATATTGGATCAACTATAAAGAATGATGAGCGAAATGTGCGAGATTATGACGAATCGTATGATTCACCTTCGTATGATTCACCTTCGTATGATTCACCTTCGTCTTCGATATCTGGTGAGTCAAGTGAAACCGGTGCGTCAACAGCTGTGGTCACACTTTGGTTTCGTTTTTCTAATCGTGATTTAGTTATCGGTGTTGGCCATATGTCAACTTCGCGAATATCGTAAACGCTGTTAGGTGACTTGCTCACAATCCCATGATCGATTGCATATTTTTTGGCCTTCCTCCATGTCTTTTTGTAATTTTGTTCGTCGGCTTCGGTCCATGTGTCGTTCTTTTTAATCAACTGCTGATATGAGTCCCAGAAACGCATCAGTGACTGAAATGGTTCATCATTGTCCGTGAATGTAATGTCACTTCTCGTAGCATCATCTATTGGAGCAACAACATACTCTTCGTTATCACTGGGTTTCACACCACGTGCGATGACCCGATGATTAACCAGATATGTGTTGCGATGACGCTTGCTTATGCTGCTACCCAAGATTGATGAACCGAGCATGCGGCCCAGGTCAATCCGGTCATGACTGATGATCTTGAATGTGTATGAATACCATTCGATATACGCATCAACAACATCATGGAGATCACATTCGATCTGTTTGCCGTTAACTCGGACAATACGCTCCGATATAAATCTGTGCATCAGATCTTGGCTGTTGCGGTATGTCTGAGTTTCGCGAGAGATTGTTTGACACGGGTAATCGGTGATATCCCCCTTGTACACCATTTTCAAAACACATGCAAATGTCGCTAAGACACCGAGTAAACTACTCAAGAATATTGGGTCGTTAACAATACGTCTGTTGAGTTCGGGGTCCTCTTCACATTCATTTTTAGACGGATCGGCGTTTTTGCAGAAGCGAATTTTATAATAGTAGGTCAAAATGCGTCTCCATATACCATGTTCGGTAGTTTTGATCAAAAACTCCCAATTACTGAGGAACATAAACATCGATTTGTGTTTGCGAGCTACCGCCTCCTTGAATAACATCCTGTACATATCGCGTTCCTGTGACGTTATCTTTTTAATTTTGGATGTGCGAACGAATTGTGCCTGCTCGGTTTCGCTTATGTATGTGAATCTAGCCCATATCAGTTGGTTGAGCGCAGTCGTTGCTGAGTCAGCATTTGTATCTTTTTCAAATAGCCAACCCGATGGGATTTTTCCACCGTAGCCATTATCATTAGCATCACCCATTAGTTCCGCGGTTGACTCGGCCTCAAATGACTTACCATTTGCACCATTGCCTATACCTTTCAATATGAGCGACGATTTGACTTCATTCCAAAATGCGGTGGATTTATACATGTTGATCCAGTAAAACGCATCTTTCTCCGTTTTAGGATACATGTTCCAATACTTGGTCCAAACATATATTGTCATTGTGTCGGTTGGATCAAATCCAGTCCACCGGGCATTCATCCGACGGCTGACACATGCATTGTGCATACCAGTCAGCAGTGTCGGCCTATTGTTCAGCTCTAGTACACCGTTGAGGACGCCGGTATGGTTGGGTGACATATCGATGGTGTCTGCGAACCCTTCCTTTCTGTACACAACCGCGGCTTGTCGCAACAGCGCATTTTTTGCACCGTCGTTATACAGTGAAGCAATTGTGTCATTGACGACTTTAAGCGTCCTGTTATAATATTTTATAGACTGTTCTTTGGTCGTGTTGTCTCTGCGCCACTCAATCATTTCTTTGGCTCGGCTGAAGAGATGGGGTAGCTTTTCTGAAATATATTCACTCAGTCGATAGTCGTCTCGGCACGGCTTGTACTTATAAGCGTCGCCATTACTGTCGTTAACACAGAATGCATACCATCGTGCATTAAAGTCACCGGCAGGGATATCCGTGAAGAACATATGACCATTCATCTTGTGCATTATCTTCATTATGCTGAAATGCATGTTCTTGGACATCTTGTCGTCAAATATGAGCTTAGTTAGCTCACCCATGACGCTGTTGTTCATAATTCGGTTATATTCTTCACTGTTGTCTTGCTTAGCCATTGCCTTTAGCATCGTAATACCGAACGGATGCCTTTGATCGTTCGGTGTATCGATTGCCTTCAACCAAACGCCATTAAACTTGGTGTGTTTTTCACTGTTTGCTTTGGTCCTGGCCGTGAATGCACGTGCGACTCGTTCATATTGTGGGCCCATATAACCGAGCATGGTTACGATACGCCACCAATGCTCGTGATTGTTAGCTCGGTCATCACTTAGAATGTTCATCAGCTCCATTTTTAGAGAGGCGTCCGGATCACATGCGGCAAGCATCGATAGTTCACCATCATTGCCGACAATGTTGCTGTTCATACGTTCCATTTTGGTAATCTCTGCCGCAACGCATGCTCTCGGTGTATATTCCATCTTCTTTACCAAGCCCCCCATGCGTTCATAATTTACGGACAACTCATGTGCATAATGGACCTCATCAACATCGTCCTTGAACGGTCTATAGTAATCCATATTCTTGCGCACCGTACCGTCATTAAACACCTCACACATGAACGCACCAACCAGCACATATGGCAATTTGCCAACTTTGCAACTGCCATACAAGAGCGCCGGATTAGATGTAGCCATTGTATCTATAGTGTCTTTACCAGTTATGGCACCTCCAGTACTCGCCTCAATCACTTTGTCATTAATGAGCTGTTGCAGCAAGTATCGTTTCATATTCTTTGTCATCTTCATTGAAGGCATGATGATATGTATACCGTCTTTGAATTTTTTCTTTGTCGCGTCGTATGTAATGTGTGGTCGGCGTGTCGCAAATGTATATATATTAAATTTATCAATCCCACCTGGTGTTGGGTTAACTATCTTTAACGCAGCTTGTGTGGTATTTTGACACAAATCGTACATATGCTCATCTGTAACCAGTGGATCCTTTCCATCCTGATAAATGTCGAGATCTATATAGTTTCCACTTAATGGTTGTTGTTTTTCGAGCCAATGTTGAGAATCACCATTAGCGCAAACTTTCCCGACGTGGTCGAAGAATGCCTCTTCGATCTGACTCGAACCTAGTTTGTAAGGGACCTTCTTCGCAAGGTCGATCACTTCAGTTGTCAGATCCCCAGGCATGTTTTTCAGATTATATTTGGTCAGGAAATGTTGCTGGGCCCGAACGGGTTTACTCACAGCCATTTGCTCGCGAGCCATCATCATGGCCTCCATTGATGCGGGTTCAACCGGATCCATGATGTATACTACTTGTGTTATACTTCTTAGATTAGTATTCAAATTTATAATTATATGATATAGTGAGGCATACGGTGTACTATGGGTTATAATACCCGAAAACGATATGTAATAGTACACCACCGACCATTCTTATGATGTCAGAATATTCGAACGAATTACCCGACCGGTGTTTAACTGACCACAAAATCATCATCAATCACTAAAAACCCATCGAGTATGCTCACCGCAACCATGTGAAATTTGTACGGCCCCCCAGGCATGCGACGCAACACTTGCTGACCATATACCACCTTTATGGGTTGATTCTGCTTTACAGATTCATCGAATCCTATAGATGATAGCAAGTCGCTATCGGTGTCAATATGTGAGTTATTGACATCATTTACATATTTTTTAATGATTGGGTTATACGTGGCCACATTCATCCGGAACCCATCAAGTATACACTGTTTTATCTTTTTCACCTCACCCACACCCGCGTCGAAATCGTTAAGCATGTGTTGTTTCATTGAGTAAGTCAATTCATTACCGATTGAGCTGCCTGGGATATTTCGGTATGGGTTAAGTCCTATAGATACCAACGATGAAATTATCGCGTCACGAATATTGAAAACATTTTTTAACATGCTGTAGTTGATCATATTCGTATCACACCATTTAATTATTTCGCCATGTACATCGCCGCCTATAGCGCCCTTGACTAGTTCTCGTATATTTTCATATATGAAAATATAATCAATGAAGTCGCAACCTATGAACAGTCGCGTTTTATATATCGATCGCACATCATCGGAAAAAATCTGCTGACGTTTATATTTGCGACCGAATAGCTTATCAGAACCACCCGCAACAAATGCCGCGATCGTAACGAGTGATAATATATTTGCATGGTGGGCATAACCTGATAGTATCATACATATAGCTTCGACATTAACATGGGGGAACTTCATAGCACACAGTGCTTTGATGGTTGGTCTGTAGTTGTCATCGATCATCCCAATCGCATAAAACTTTCGAAGTGTATTAGACAACGAATCATATGGTATTGGATCTAATAAGTCTATATTACGCATGTCAAATGATTTCATTTGATCGGTATCCACCAACACAGACCCATTCCAGTCGGGCAGAGCATGCTCTATAATTATGACCAGCACAATTTCGTCAGGAATGTGTTTGATGATGTCCGGTACCGTGTTTTCAATAAGCGAGTCGAAAATACGCTTCGTATACAATGGGTGCCATATACCTGGGAACGTCCTACCGACGCGCCCCTTGCGCTGCATTGCCATATTTTGTGTAATAGGCTTTTCAGCAACCACTGTCGCACCGTATATTGGATTCCATTCGGGTGACATGACCAACCCCGTGTCGATGCAGTATTTCAGCGAATCGATCGTCACACCCGTCTCAGCAACTGGTGTCGCAATCACAACTCGCCGTACCGGATGAACGACTACTCGCTCAGAACCAACGAACACTTTTATAGATTCGTATGGTTTGTATATGTTTTTATAGTCAATACCTTGCTTTTTGTATGTGTCTGATGTTAATTTGATCGATACGATAAAATCATCCCTACTTTGCGTATGTAGGTCGTTATTGTATGTCTGAATTGCATCCAATATGTCTCGCATCTTTGTGTTTGTCGAAACAAATGTTATTATATCCCTGCCGTATGGTGAATCATAGTCGTGTTGGTTTTCTTCATGTATTTTTATAATTTGTTTCACCGCCTCAACAACCATATTGCTGCAACTCAACGCGGGGTGAATCGATGCGATTGGCTTGGATTGGCCCATAACCTCTATAATATTCTCAGAACCGCATTCGAAATATTTGGCATATTTCATAGTGTCGAATGTGGCACTGGCTAAAATCAAGAATGGGCACAACGTGTTTTTAGAGTTGGCCTTAATGAAGTTCTTAAGCTTGTACATAGCTGAGTCTAAATGAATGCTACGCTCGTGACATTCGTCCAACATAATAAATGAATATTTGCGCATAAAATCTTCACTCGGCATGCTAGTAATCTGATGCGTAATAACCCCAATTGTCATAAATATGAGTCCCTTTATGGGTTTATTGATAAATATACCCGTCTGATATCCCAAATTTTCACCAAATCGCAAGAACTTCATTGACGGTATCTTCGCTATTTTGTTGGGTATTGAAATAGTTGTAAGTATTCGCGGCTGCGTCACTCCAATGCTGCGACCAGCACCAAGTCCCTTGCCAACAAAGTACGCATATAGCTCCGGCCCTATGGTTGTTGACTTACCAGATCCGGTTCCTGCTTTTATAATAAGTACGCGATCTTTTAACCCCTGTGGTTCAATATTGGCTTGACCACCTATAGATGTTGGCGTTCTTGCAGCAAACCACTCCATAATATACTCAATTGCTGTCATATTCATTATACGACCTCTGTCATAATCAGATACGTCTTTGGGAACGACAACCTTACCCTTCTGTAATAAGGTCACTGACATTATATATATATTAATATTCTATTCATGTTAAATTGAACGCGTTGTCGAAGTAAGTATACACCAATTTCAATGAAAATGCAAGCGGACGAAAACCAAACAATGCGAGAGATCACACGCGTGGCTGCAATGCGAGAAGAAATGTATTACCAAGACAAACTCGCACAACATCAATTAATTGATGAATTAAATTACCACGCCGACCTATATTTACGAATAATCCGCTTTATATATTGTACACTGTTTGCCATTATTGGTTTTAACATCATTCGTGCCATTTTGTCGTAACGTTTTGTCGTAAATGGTGTCAAATTCGCAAAAAAATAATAATGTGGGAAAATAGAATTAAATACGTATAGCCATGGTACTAATCGCACGTCGAAATCAAATACAGACGTGGTGGGAATGTAAACATTTTGGAATGCGCCTCGCATTTGCAGTTGGTGTGTGCGCTGTGATGTTTGGGTTGATTCTTTTAACAATATACTGCACCAAATTCATTGAAGATGATAAAAAAACTAACGGTCTCGGGTTCTTTGCTGTTGCACTTTGGATGCTCATCGGTGGAGCAACGTTGACCACCCTTGGCTAATCTAAAAAATACTCATCATGCTATATAACAGTGATAACGCAAAGCTACATACACCACACAGATTACCACATGCGTGATTGTTTGCGAAACCCGCAAGACAAGGAAATTTGCAAAGGGTGTCGAGTCGAGTCTATTGTTCACCGACACATCATACCCAAACTCGGCATGAGATATCACACGGATAGGGAAGTTGCATTCACGGAGTTGATGATTAAGAATATTACGCCACACTTACCACATCAGTTGGGGCATTGGGCATCCGATCTTGTCATATCGTATTTAGATCACATTGAAACGCATTCATTAATTATGGACAGCATGGTTGCTAAATACAAATCAACAGATGGTTTATGCGATGCTATTTTAAAAATATATGCACCCTCTGAAAGCGCATGGGTTAATAGAATAAGTAGCGCTACGTGTGCTGTCATCAACGACTGCATGCGTGTGTATTACAAAAAAATATTCCCCATAGAGATCGACAACGTGTGTATATTGGAATGGAGCGATGAACATTTGAGTAATACACAGGACCCGTTTGTTATGTGTGTGATCACAGATTAATATATATGATTGCAAGAGAGCATGCGAGTGATGTTGTAAAATATGAAAAGATACTCATCATTAAACTAACCAACTCTGATCGTACATGATTAAATATATAGTCTACAACTGATATAATAATCATGACTATACATGTACTCATTAAAAACGCAGCTATCAGAGTTCGCTTTTTTGGCAATCTGAGTGCCTCGTCGGTTTTTTTTAGTATTGTATCAGCCCGTTGCATTGTCAACAAATTATATACATTATAATATCTTTCATCATAATCCAACAACCGCTAATACTTCAATTGCGGCCGCTCTGTGTTTGGCAGTCGACTGTGTGACCAGCTCGCGTGCGAAGTCTGCGAATTGACTATCGGGTTTCATATTCTTAAGAACCATCACGAATATTTTCAACGCTCTGTACATCCCAATGCGTTGAGCAAATAAATAGAAGCAATGATTTGGAACGCCGCTATTACAATGGACCCCACCGTAATCATTCTGCGGACTGGTGTCACCGGTGTCGATCCAATACTTACCTTTGTATTTTTTTGGTTGTGGGCGTGTTGCGTTATGTGGGTCGCTCATACTGCGCAAATACTTCATACCTTTACCAACGTCTTCACCCATAAGCCAATCGAATTCGCCGAGTATATCGTCATCGGTGCGTTCATTTATATTATACTTGCGATATGTCCAATGCTCAAACGTACACCCTAATACATCACTGAAACTTTCATTCAACGCACCGGACTCCCCTTCGTATTTCAACCCAGATAACGTCTGTGTCAGTCCATGAACGAGTTCATGCCCGGTGACATCCAAACAACCCATCGGGAAGAATGATCGATCACCGTTACCATAAATCATATAGCTACCTGTGTTGAATGCATTATCAAGGCGTGGAAAGTTATGCAAAGACACAAGCACCCCATCGTCGTTCATCCCGTTGATCTTCAACACGGTATGCATAAATTCAATCCAATCGCATGTCATGAAGTGCACATCCACTGGGTTCAGTAGTGTGAGTATTGGGTGTTTGAGCTCTTTATCGTGCTCACCAATGGTTTGCAAATAATTCCATAACATCGTATTATATTCAACATTGACCATAGTCGGGTTAATTCCTGCCAGTTGGCGAACGTCGTATTGGCGATGTTGTGATAATCGATTGACTTGGGCATCAACGCACTTAACATAAATAGGCTTACCGTCTAGTCCGTCTATGGGTGCTTGTAGCGCAACGTTACCATTTCCAAAGTTATAAACGCGGGTGGTTACTTTTCCGAGATACGAAGTGTAAAGATCAACGTTGGTGTAACCAGCGGATGATCGTATATATGATGGTCTACCGTATTTTGCAATACTATCTGCGGCCAACCTGTCCGCGGTATCGTGGCATTTCCTTTTTGGGTTACGGCGAACCATATTGAAATGTCGCGTGACATACGACTGTCCGCATGATCTACATTCGGGTACTGTTCGACCGACGAGTGCCCCGTCTGGTACATCCGACGTCTCTGGGTCCTCTAACTCGCATGTATCAGTTTCTGGATCCGAATCGGATTCGGCACTCACCCGTTTGCATGCATCATCAATATGCGATCGTTTCATTGTATGTGTTCAACTTATATTCATCAAAAAATAAAGATTTAGATTAACTCATCGAGAGTGTCGAGTAAATGCGTCCGTTGATGTTTCCGATTGTCGACAATAATATAATCGTAGTTAGCAATTCTTATTTCACACATATGTTCCACCTCGCCAATTTTCTACCCACTATCCGTGAGCGGTGTTGACAATGAGTAACACACCGCGCTGGTTATCGGGTATACTGCGAAACGCCGTTAGGAACTCACCGGTTGTATAGTACGCAAGTTGTTCTTCACATACTATACCACGCTTGTGCCGACTGTCTGAGACCTTTGTCGCAGTTATGGCACTGAATTACATTCACAACAGTTATTGGCATTGTGAATGCGGTGGGGTATGTTAGAGTATAAAAAATCAAAAATCGACATCGAATTAAATCGGTGCTGGTTTGGCCTTGTTAGAAGAACCCAATGGACGACCACGGCGGCGCTTACCCTTGACTTCGACAACTTTCTTGAGTTTTGGTGGTTTTTTGGCATAGTCCTTTGATCGCAGACGGGGCACGTCGTACTTTTCAAATATCGGACGCACAATATCTCGGTTATCAACTATATATCTGGCAAACTTCTCATATGTTGACAACACTATTCTGCAGTTGGTGCATATATCTGAATCATTGAATGGTAAGTTAAGTTTACGTTGAAGTATACTGACTATTGCAGCACACTTTGAATCGACCGTGTTATTGTTATCGCCACGCATGTGTCGAGGCGTTGCTATTTCAATCAATTCGCGAGCGAATTTTTTATACTTCATTGGTATTTTGAACATGGTGAAGTATTGGGTGAATAGCGATTCTTCCGGATTATAGTATTTTGTGTATTCAATAACGCCATTTTCGTGCATTGTTCGAATGAGTTGGTTTCGCTGTGTCAGGTTAGTCTGTTTAATTCCCGCATATGTGCAAAATAGCTGGTCTTTTTGATATAATTTATGCTTTTTACAAACAATAGCAAGACATCGTATCAGTGCACCAACATATACAGTATCTTTTAACGTTTTATCATTTGCCATCTGAACAGTAGTCAACATATTTGCCGCTTCGATTAAAAAGTGCGTCGGGAATCGAACGTCGTGTGACTCGTTCGAATTAAACGCATTTAATTTAGACATAGCGTGCTCAACCATTTTTCGCTTTCGCTCTTCGGGTGATGTCTTTGGATATAAAGTACGCTGATATGCGTTACCATTGCCGCAATTGCCACGAATTCGACAGTACGATAACGATCCAGAATTATATTGTGCAGTGGCCGGTCCAAAACCAGTAACTTCGTCATTGATATATGATTTCATATTGGGGCACACTGAGCACTGTAGTATATTTTCAGTTTTGAACATTCTCTCACCACATTCGCATTTGTCGTATTGATGGACTATTGCATCATCATCGGTGTCACTTTTGTCATTTTGACCATCAGGGTCGTGACACATCGATAACAAGCTGTCATAGTCAAATTGCGATGAGTCCATCAAAAACTAACGTATGCTCTACTATACTACTTCTTTAATATATTTTTCAAATTTAACATATCGTTGATTAATCATACTGTATGCCACATGAGTGGGAAGTAATAATTACTTTTCATCCGGGACGCAGTAGAATTATTACATCCAATACAAACACCTTTAATAGATAATGTGGTCCTACCGCACAGTTTACATGGACCAACGCGGTTACAACACTGTATGCATAATCGAGTGCGATACACATCCACCAGATGCTTATTCTTGGTATTGCATATGTCACATTGCCCGATATGTTTGCTGTATTGTTTTTTACCAACCGATTTTCGTTTTTTAGAATTGAAACACACTATGCATAGCTTGTTTTTACGAATGTTTTTGTGTCGGCACTTCGCACATGGGCCCATACTTATCGCGTCACAGCATGATTGGCAATAAAATGAAAATTCATGGACGTCACCACCACTCGTGGCCTCGAATGACCTACATATATCGCAGCGTCGTTTGTACCATTTTGTATTTAGCATCAGGTTCGGATCAATTTCATTACACAAGATTTTGTAATTTAAGCGAATATGTCGCATACTGGGTGTTCTTTTTTGAAAAATCAATGAGTTATATTTTCATGAATTATGTGTTTAAATTGCCACCAACATAACATGGTTTTTTATATATAATATACAATGTTCAATGATGTCAAAGAGTACCATTGCAATATATTGGACCAACGCAGTGAAACACAGAAATCGATATGCGAAGCGTTGGAAGTAGTGCGGCAATTTATTATTGATCGTCGGCGTATCATGGTCGGTGGTATGATGTTGGACATGGCACTCAAGTTAAAGGGTGATCAGATATATGGACCAGATGTTTTGCCAGACTATGATTTCTATTCCCCAAACCATTTCCGTGATGCATACGATCTTGGTGAGTTACTGTGCAAAAAAGGGTTCAAACACATATCGGTTATCCGTGCCCGCCACATAACAACAATGAAGGTTCGAATTGATTTTGAAGGGGTAGCTGATATAACTTATTGTCCACAGGTTGTGTACGACATACTGCCAACACTCACATACAATAAGTTTATCATTCGGCACCCTCATGTACAGATGATTGACCAGCACTTAGCACTTAGCAACCCATTTGTAAACCCTGGGCAAGAAGTCATCTTCGAGCGATGGAAGAAAGACTGTGTGAGAAATGATGCCATATATAAGCACTACCCAATCGCGGCACCAAGTAAAAATGAGTTACCGTCCACCAAGTATGCATTTCACAAGGTCGATATTGACCACTCCATACTGGAGGGTAACTGCCTCGGTGGGTGGGCCGCATACCGGGCGTGGTGCGGAATTGCAGCAAATTCTGATATCGATGTGGTTGTACCGAAGTCGGTCACATTGCCGAAGTGGGCGCCTGTAACTATCCTGACGCAGAATATTGCAAAATACTGTTCAAATACATCATGTTCATCGCAAGAAAACTGCGGCGCTCTCCGATGCTATAACCAGTATTTCGACCACGTCCCTAAGCGTGTCGTATTCAAAAAAAATGGCGTGTTTTACGAAATGCTCGACACTGCCGGGATGAAAATAGGAGCCATCGGTAAGCTATGCGGGTTACAATATATCATGGTGTACATCCTATCACAGATGGTTTATAACATGGGTAATGAAAACATAAACATATATTCTCGACATTGTTATAACAAATGTCGGGAAATGATCGAGAACGCGTATGATATGCCTATTGAACGTGCCAAATTATTTTTACCACTTATATCAGTATACGGCGACACGAATATTTCACCAGCTATAACGACTTACAAAGAAAGATTCACAGCACGCTTGGTCAACCAACCATTGCCAAAAATTGCACCACCTGATGCATTTCCAAAGTATCCGGAATGCATGGTCAACGCTCAGTTTGATATATCAAAGTCAAAATACTTCAACATCGATGGGTCAAGCATACCATCATTTTAGTCGTTTTAAATATATATTCGAGTGAACATATATGTGATTGGCGTGTAACAATTTCTCTGTCAGAAAATATGCCAAGTGCCAATAAACACACACGGTATGAATTAGATATTGAGTATACCCAATGGCTATTGACGAGTGATTTAATAAATCGCATGATCACAAATTATTTTCACCATACGTTTGTCGTATATGACTTCCACAACATAGTGGAGCGGTTTCTCATGTCAATGTGTAATTCAAAACATAGAGATAGGAGAATAGCGCCGTGGACGGTCTACTATCACATCACCCGCACGGACCCATTCGTCAAACAGATGCATACCGAATTGATTCAGAAATGTGATGTGGGTAGACATGCTGATGATATTGTTGAACATATCGTATCATCTATAAATAAAACAGTATCATCAAAACCTCCCGTATATGACGCGTCAGGAACCATCAAAATATTTCGTCACCGAGTGTCGTACCGATCGTTCATGATTGACATGCAACCATCACAAATAGCAAAACTTAAAAGATATAACCGACGGGCCATGATGATAATGATTATCCGATACTGTTCAATCATCATCAAAAGTCAACAATGGTCGATGCCGTCCACCTTATTCGACGTCTTGTACAATAATTATAATGTTCGGTTCGAAGGGTTTGCATCACCTCTAAATAATTATTTGAGTAATTATAAAAATGCCGAGTACTGCAGTATGTTCGACATCGATAAAGAATTTGGAAGCATTGGTAGCATATATGACATTGATATATCAAACCCAATAGATGGCGTAAAATTAAACAGAATCGGGTGGATCATTCACCCGCCATATGTTGCGCAGTCCATATTGGATGCATTTCAAAAAATACACGATGGGTTGGAGAATGCACAACTCAACGGGATTGACATGTTTGTCATATTTATTGTGCCGTATTGGCCAGATTCAGATGTCTATCGCAAAATAAAGAGAACACATTTTGACCACATTGAAATTATCATGACTAGACACACTCACTTTTATGAAAACCACGGCCGCTTCATAAACTCCAGTTTTGACACATCACTATTTATTTTTGATGACAATAGTGATATTTGCAAATATCACGATATCATCAGTTCGATATACATCAAAAATATACCCAATAAAAACAACATACCACGGTCGCTGAAACTACTCATGGCCAATATCGACCACCAACAAATAAAAATAACTGATAAGGATGATGACACTAATATAGTAACTCTCAGTTCGGATACTAATAACAGGATGATGTGGAAATCGCAATACAACAGAGACAATGATAGTTATGTAGTGAGAAGGAAAGATATATCACCACTTATTGTAAAAATTACATAGATTATATATAATTGTCAAGCAGGCATCCAACCGAAAAATGAGCACACACCCCGGACCCAGTGGACTGATGGCTGCGGCGACCGGTCATACTATTAGTCATCAACCAAGTACATTAAACGCCGCTAAACGACCATGGTATACACATGAACGTTGGCGGTATCTTATTGGTGGATTTCTTGTCGCTTCTTTAATTACAGTTATTGTGATCGCAGCAACAAGTGGAGAAAAATTTACACAGCGTAGTTACAGTCATGAACTTCGTCAAAATAGCAACCCTTACACGCCATGGTCGCGAACGCAACATGAAGCGCAAACGTACCAAATACCAAAAAATATACCAGTGTACCAACCTGGACGGGGCGCACTCACACAGTACATGAGCACCCGCAACCCTGTGTTTGATTAATATTAAGTTCGCATATATGGTACGGCCATACCATTTTCCAGTAGCATAGATGATAGCGTTTGATTGCTACATGTACTGTCGAGATATATATCCGCAATCAGTCGGCCATACTTGCCAAATCCATAACATTTAACATACACTATTTTATCAAGTATTTGTTCACGTACCCAGTCGCGCGCGCGCATGCCTGCCATTATTGTTTCGGGTGTTCCGCTACGTATCTCTGGGGAATTCACGCCATATATACGAATGGCCCACCGAGTTAATTCACCATGGAATAAGAACACGGCATTAACAGTATCAGCATCATAGACTGACACACATTTGGCACGATATACCTGCCCATCTAATGTAAACTTGGGCGTACTTTTTGATGCGTTATGTAGTTTATCATACTTCGGCTCGTCATTTTGTATGAGTTTATTATGTTGGTTTGGCTCGCCATATTTCGAGTGTTCATCACGTTTACTACTTTTATGTTTCAGTATGTCCATAACACGTAGCTTGGGTATCGTACTCTTTTTTTTATCGGGTGGTCGGTGCCATTTGTCAGATCCATCTCGTTGAAGTCGGCGTCTTTTGCCGACTCTACCACCCATCAAAGTATTGATAAATCACCGTATATAATCTGTGCGCCACCGCGTTGAGTATAGATATTTTGACACGTGCATTTTATCGCATGTATATACCGATCAGTGCATACACTCGGTTATTGAACATGGTACTATCACCTGATAATAAGTCATGTGTAACATTTGCATGCGTCGTGGATTATATGCCGATATGTCTCAGGACCCATACGATATGTTTTTGTATGTTAGTGGTGGAAATAAAATTACTGATGACTTATTCGCAACATTGCTGAGAAATTACCAGCAAACTCTGTGATACTATTACCGTATGGGTCCGTAATGCGCATATCTATTGTATCGATATCGTAGCCCGCTTGAAATGAAACAATGTCCGCCATACCAACGCGGTCCACTATGCGACCACCGATCGGGTTATTTAAATATGTTTTATGAATGATGTGTCCCGCAGTTGTCTTGCGCAAACTGTCTTCATATATAACACGACTATTAGATAATATCTGACCCAACCACTTGTTTGAACCACCTGGTATATTTGCCTGCGATACGGTGTATGTGTCTGTGAGTGTGTCTATGATAATAACCCGATTGTCCAATAGTGGTATAAGCCATATTTTTTGATCCGGTGTCAGTATGCCACCACCCCATTTGCGTGCGTTCACTATATTATTCACCGGTGATGGCTCTTGTGATATATCTGCAAATGTATACAATGACGCAACGGTTCCAAGTCCTTGCAGACCGACGGGTGATGAAAACGTTGGTGGGTCAGTTGCGGTATCTAATACCAGAACGAAGTCTTCCGAAAATGGAACACAATAAATTTTACCATTAGGTGCCAACACCATGTCCGAATACAATTCATAAGCAGGGCCATATACTGGCTGCGTTGGTATTAATGGATCAAGTAATTCCGATACCGTCTCGCCACCCGTGCCACCGACATTACTGATAACCAATATACTATTTCGAGTATATAGCGGTGCGCAGTATATCTTATTATGCGTTGGTACATAAACGCCGGAGCTATACATTGGAACATGTGGGAACGGGTTTGCTAATACAGTCATGTCAACAATTTCGCGTATGCCATTATTAGTAGTATCCACTACACCAATACGATTGGGCATTCGAAATGGTACGCCGTATATTTTGGTGCCGACCAATACACCACTTGAATTAATCGGGGTAGTTGCACCGCCTGTTGTAGATGACCCCTCTAAAATAGTGATCAACGTAAATCCCGTGTCGACATCTGCGGCATTGGTGACAGCACCGCTAATAACATTATTAATTGTTACTATAGGGCCGAATACGGTTGCCGAAAACGCGACATGGTTGTCCATAACGTTCTGTAACGCATTGGCCACAGTTTCGGCTGTATTGTTAACAGATATGTTTACTTCAATTTCTGTGAGACCACCGGGTATGGGATCTATACTACCGTTATCAACATTAAACCAAACATAATAAGACGTCGTTGAATTTATTGTGAAATATTTACCACTTAATGAACTTGTCACATCTGCGATAGTTGTTATTTCAGTTATTTCACCAACCTCTGCAAACCCGTTAAGTGCAGGTATGGCGTCCCGAACAATTGTATCATTACTTGGGTCGACCACTGCCCAGTATCGGTCGAAGTATGGGACGAAATAAATCTTATCATTGGGTGCAGTTATTGCTTCCGACCAGCGAAATGTTGTATCAAACCCATCACCTGCGGCACTGATCGGCATTGTTGTAGTGTCACCAGAGTTATCAAATGTATTCACTATCAATACGGAATCTGCATTAAATGGTGCGAAGTATATTTTCCCTTGCTTCGATTTAGCGGCGCCTCTCCATTTATACGTTGTTAGTGGTGTCGTGATCGTACTCACATTGGCGGTATCTTTTGCAGGATTAATTATCAGCACTGCCTCAGCGCTCAATGGTGCACTATAGATACGTATTTCAGTGTTTGTTGTGTTATCACTAATATAATAATTTAAAATTGTTTTAACGAATGTTCCTGATAGCGTAATTGTGGATTCCGCACGAATTTGAAAATCGACTTGATTGGTAGATGTATTAAGTATGTATTCTACATACATTGGATGTGCGACACTTGCTGCTGCCTGAATACCAAACTGCGTTTGCATTTCTATTGCTAATTCGTATAGATTATACTGACCGTCCGCAATAGTGATAGTATAATCAGTAATTGAATCATTTAGTATGATAATATTACTATTCGCATCAACCGTGTGAACTATTCGCGCGTACTCGATGGTACTCGGCACGCCTTGAAATGGATTTAGGGATCGACTTACCGTCAGTACGTAGTTGCTCGAATTTAGTGATGTTACACCATCGCTTGTTAGTGTGGCACTCACAGCAGTTTGCCCAGGCGCATCAAACCCTAAAGTAATATTAATAAGACTATCAGATGCGATATAAAAGTTAAGGGTACTTGCATTTGCGATAGTGTATTTATCGCCTGCAAATGTACACGACCATGTAGTGATCCCAAATGCGCCAGCTCCCGCATTCAGCTGAGTCTGTATCTCGGTGGCAAGCGATGCATCGGTATACGCACCGACCGTTATCACAACATATGCGCGCGACAAAATATTCTGTGCCAATATTAATACATTATTGCTGTGATTTATCCCACCCAATGTGATCGCTGGCATATCGATACTCATTACTTCAACCCTCGTTACATTCCTGATCGGGTTAAACAATGATATAGAGAAATCATAAGCTGTCCCTGACGTTCGAAACGAACTGTCGATGTTAACAAGATCGACCTGATGAGATGTTGACGACATGTTACTATATCAGCATGTGAAAAAAAAATAGACTATTTTAGTAATCATGTGGTCATGTTGGAACGGCGTAGATCCAGTCATATAATTCGCACTTTTTGAGACGTTTGCCATTTTGTATGTTAGTAATACCCAATGATAGTGCAATTGCCGATACCTTGGAATAGCTTAAATTAGGTTTGGTTTGCTCGATACACTGCTTCCGGAACTCAACGGTCCTCAGGTACGGTGAGTATATGGGATCATCGGCCAGCTGCGGGTGATCGACTTCATTTAATTCATGACCATCAATGGTCAAATCATCTAACGATACACCTTCGATCTGTTCACCGAGTGCGTCGACATCCCATTTATCGCAGTAATCCATGTCATCAATAACATACCCAGTCAGTATTTTATTACAATGCTTCATTACGCGGACATGTTTGGTATTGCGCATGTACCTCACGTCCGCACATATGCTCGCGTTATTTGTAAATATGATATTGTGTTCGTCACCATCGCGCTTACTATCGTCATGTATACGTATCTGCTCGGTGTACGACTGTTGTGACACATCCGTTCGATATCGACGTATCGAAAACCCAATCATGTGCAATGCATGAATCTCACTCATTACGTCTTGATAATTTATCAACTGCGAGTTGCGGACTAGTTCGCTGATATCAAATCTGGGTGAGTCGGTGTTATAATCTATGGACGGCCTATGCATAATTATGAATAGATAAGCGGCACTATCATGCTTATCAAGTCGTTCAAACCATTTTGTTCTGTCCGACGTAGTCAACACATCATTGATCATTTGTTTAAACCTTAACACGAGAAAATGCATATTGCATATGATCATTGATATTGCATCCATATATAACCGGTTGGGTGTGTTTATCATAATCGACCCGCTAAAGTGTTTTGACATATGAACCAGTGAACACGTCGTGTGTGGATTACATAATGTCATATATGTTGCATTGCGTAGCTGTGTTGTATACTTATTATGCAAATATGTTAAAAAATGTGGATCGACAATAAAAAGGCCGAACTGTTTGTTTGCCATCCAATTCTGTAGGCAGTTATACTATGTATTGCTCGCTTCTTTAATATATTGATACTCATTTGTCGCACTTTACCATATGCTTCTTCACACCAGACTTAGATTTGTATGACTTATCGCACCTGACGCAGAGATATACCTGATTACTGCCATTTACTGGCGGTGTTAGTTTGTGTGATTTGCGTGGGTTTTTAACATTAGTGACGTCTAAATTTTCCATCGGGTATACTATTGATAATACATCGTCATCACCTTGCTTCTTTTTACGAGGCATGCCCGGTGTACTTGGCCTGTCTGGTTTAGTATCAATGGTGGTTTCCACATCATCGGAATCGCGCTTTGCTTTCTTTGACATTGCTCAGATATATTGATTTACTATCCTGCTTTAAAATCATTTGGACGTAAATATAAGAGCCATATAAATGCGACTATTCAATAAAATCACCCAAATAAAAAATGTAAAGCAATATCACATGAGCTGTTCGATTTACCCGACTGGTTTTGAGTCTCATCAGTAGTGGTTGATCTCATTATGTCCGAAATTGATCGACCATACTTTCATCCATGACGTAGGTGGGGTATATAACGTGTGGAAATATTCAAATTCGACTATCTCGTAACTATTCATATAACGATGGTCCAACAAGTTATAGTGTCGTCAGTCTCGAATATGTGCGATACCCAGACTGGATCGATGATTCGTAACATATCGTCAAATATCAACACCTTCATGACAATTAACGACATATATCACAGCGCTGGCAAAAAATAAATAGGGTCACCGACATGGTAGAAACTACCATGTCAACCTATTCACACCGAGATATCACTTATCTGTTTCGTAATAAAAATGTCATACTAATTTACACACATTACCGATATACACCAACACCATCCCATGATTGACCAGTGTATTTATTTATCCATGTCGGTGTGGACTGTACTGCTTCATGACATTTTTGCCTTGGGTCCGCACAATTAACTTTTGCCATCGCATACCATGTCCATACTTTTAAATTTTCTCGAAGCTTTATACACGGTGGGCAGGTATGTGAGTAATATAAAACCCATCCCTCATTATTGATAACATGCACCCTGTAAGTCAAGGAATAGTATACTAATATAATAATACATATGAGCATAACTGCGCCACATACACCTGCCCGGCACAAGTATTGTCTTTTTGTAAGCGACGCACGTACGTGCGTGGCGTCCGTAACTTGTACAGTTGTCTTTGCACCCATTATATAACGCAGATTATAAAAATCTGAAGATATCCAACAATGTCTTATTTAAATTTGAATATTGAATATCAGATATAAGACCAACGGCTGATTCATGGATCCTAAAAACAATGAGGTGGAAAGTGAGATCCCCACAATGTACCAGACTGAAGCGATTGTTCGTATCATCAACTCGGAATGGACTTGTCAAAGAAACACTCTGACCAAAATTAAAGAATGGATGGATAGTCGGCTGCAGGATGAATTGAATCTTTACTACCCATTCGGTCTTGAATATACCAAGGCAGTATTTGACATTGATTCAATAAGACAAGTGACAATGATTGTTAATATCATGGTGGAATACCTTGGCAAAATCAACATAGATGAGTGGGGGACCATTGAAGAGTGCGTGAAACTAACTGAGTTGATCACACCGGAGTATATTGACCAGTTAGAACTCATAACATCCGCAGTCGCGCAAGTGGCTGAATTGAACATGCAGGAAAACGCTCACGATGATGAGTTCAGAAAGACACTGGAAGATGGAATCAAAATACTGTCGGATATGTCGGAAACATGCTCACATTTAGTTGATGACGAAGTTTTCGCAGCGTTAGTGTCCAGATATGTGTGTGCATATTTAAAAGTCGTCATAAAGCACTCAGCGATTATGATGCATTGCGGTGCAAAACGTGTCCGCCATGATATATTCAATCAAGCAATTCGAATGACCCTTATCCACAGTAATGTGCATCAACAGCACTTGAGATCATACAACCTGGCATATACTGCGTTGTATGAATCATTGGCAGCAACGAAGTATGTGGCAACCAAAAAAGTGTCAACTGCAAAAAAATAGACTATTGAGACACACACCGTTCGCTGATTTATGATCCCGTGAATCCGAGTGATGTTTTAAAACTTTGTGACTTATCATTGACAATAATGTGGTACATGGTTTCTTCTTTTTCTGTTTTCTCAATTGACAAGATTTTAACCACTGATATACGAGATACTGCACTTTTAATTGTTTTGTCTAATATATCTTGCATGCGTACGTTGCTGAGACGAAACACCATTGAAAACGTATTCGTGTCAGCGCGAACGTACTCGCCATTTGGTGTATTAATAATTCCATACATGTTGAACAGATCTGATATATCATTGATGACGGTTGGCATATCAGATTTCAATTCGATGTAATATTTACTATTCTCACCGGGTTCTGTTTGGTAAATGGACGAGCTGGTCGACACGAGTGCATCAATATAACCATGGCGAAAATCTTCTGAGTATGTCCACACCGATGTAGGCAATGCTTTACCCGTAATTCCATATCGTTTGATGCACTTTCGCATTGCTTCATTTGTTGCATATATTTGAACAAATCCGTTACTGTCGTCTTTCTTGCTTATGATCGTTTTATCACGTTCTAAAATCCATCGCGTAATAACGGCAACGGCGACTTGGTTTTTAGAATCAACACGCCAAATCATTACCCCATCCTGAACACCAAATAATAAACCAATCACAAACCCATCCGTGTACGTGCCTTTATCTGAAGTACTTATATGGGCCGATACGGTTGTCATGACGTTACTACCAACTGCTAATTTTTTTGTTGCCACAGACGTGATGTTTACTTTTTCTTTTTCGTTCGTGTCTGAGTTGTCGGTCCCAGTCGTTGCTGGTGAGATAGCTAGCCAGGACTGGTTGGAAGAACAATAGAATCGTCTCTGCTGTTCGGTTGTGATACAATACACCGGCAACTTTTCAGTGCGTTTAATTGTTGCAATACTCGGCTTGCCATCCGAGTTAATGACTTGAAAATATGTCCCATACAGCGACTCAACTGTAAAGATACCTAAATGCGTTTGAATACGCAAATCACCAGTGACAGCACCAACACATGCCGCATCATCGCTCAATGTTGGGTCACTCAATTTTACGTTATGAATATTTTCAACGTCTGCCGGTGCCGCTCTGGGTATGTTACGCTCAGCATTACTATTTTCACACTTAACGGGATTCATTACACCTCATATTGTACAATATTTATCACTTTAAATTATGCCATTGATGATTATTATTTCTACATCACATCTTCGTCATCATGTTCTTCGTCTTCATCCCCATCACTTTCGTCATTTATTATATTCTGAACAGCGTTTCTAACGTTCGGCTTGCATACGTGTGATAGTTTATTATTTTTGATGAACTTCGCATGCAATGTGTCGCCGCTGAACAACTCGATGATGTTGTCACTGCTGTTAAATTCCATGGTCATATTCGATGGCATAATACCTTCAAAGTCATCACAATTCAAAACCCATTTACGATTCCATCTCTGCGATATGTTGCATATGAGTGGTTTGTTCATGAGTATATTTTCATTGCTATCCATCATCAATATATATGATGGATATGCGTTTTTGCCAGCTGTGGCCGTCCCATTTTTGTCACCTATATACATGTAAAATTCAGACAATCCGGCTTGTTCTTTAAATACATCATCGGCTTCCCAAAACCCAGTTATTCGAATTGTCTGTAATCTTAGCACGAATATCGTGATAATAAACATAACGATGCACACATATAACACATACATTGCTAATATATTATGCTCACCAACGTGTTGAGTAATGATTATCAATTGAGTATGTTGGATCTGAGTGGATGTGGTCGAACTAATTGTCTCGTATTGCTACCAATTGAATATGCCAACATGTTAGTGGCGAGGTTGGTGAACATACGCGGACTGCCCCGGGTTGATCCAGCCATTGCTTCCATTATGCCACTGAACACAAACAGTGTGGAATAGTTATCTGGATTTATCGCACCCACTATCGCAAACAATAAAAATCGACCAATACTCCAACCAGTTAGTCGGTCATATTCGCAACCCGTGTATGGTAGCGCACATTTTATATTCTTCGCAACATCGACTTCAGGTATATTGTATGATATCACATCGCCATATGTTGGTGATATATGATAATAGTAAATATAAAACAACATTATAATTAGTGCATATATGCATAAATATCCAATTTTGAGTGTTGGTTTTAACTGACGCACCCAGTATGTCATGCTGTGATTATTCTATATAACCGCATTTTAAATTTGAAACACTGTGTTACAAATATATATATACGAGCGATATGGGGGTGACCAATTTGTTTAAAGGCATTGAACCAGTAGTTGCACGAGCCACCATAAAAAGGTTAGTGAAGGAATATGGAATAAAAAGTGTCGCACTCGATTTGAGTTGCCAATTTCACCAACACGTCAAGGGCAGCCGACGCATAGTTACTGACTCGCATGGGAATATAACCAACCATTTGAGCGGTATAATATCATTGATTAATTCATTGTACGGGGGTGGTATCACCAAAATTATTGGCGTATTTGACAACCGATTGCCAAACAAGTGGAAAGCTGGTGAAAATACCAAACGGCGGGCCAACAGAGATCGAGTAAAACGGGAAATGAGCGCCGACGATAACGATGATGAGTCGGCACACCGTCGCCAAAAACAATTGTTCACAATTAGTGATGGTATGGTATTAGATGCACAGTGTACACTTGTTATGCTCGGGATTGACATATATGTGACGCCACCGGGTTTTGAGGCGGAGGCTATGTGTTCTCAGTTACAACACCGTGGTGTAGTTGACGCAGTTGTGACAAATGACTCTGACGCATGTACTATTTTTGGAGCCAATATAATACGCAAAAACCTAGGTACTGCACATTACTCAATGTACAGCATGCAATCAATATTGGATACGTATAATCTGACCAAAGATGAACTTATCGATTGTTGTATTCATATGGGGTGTGATTTTCATCCCGGTAGTCGTGGAATTGGTTTTAAAACATATCTCAAACAGAAAGACGTCCTCAAACTCAGCGATGAGCAACTTGCTGTCAAAAAATATGTCACCGATGTTGTACCAATGGCTGAATTATCAGTGGCTGGCCACTGTGATTTGCCGAGACTGACACATTGGTTAGTACACCAGCGTGATTTTTCAGAGCGCGCTGTAAAAAAGCAGATGGCCAAGTTAATGGAATATCCGCATGATATTCCATTAAGCGATGAGTACATCGACGGTAAACAGTGGGTTGATAAGTATCTGCCTATTCGTGACGTGGCGGATGGGTATATTTCCGAACTCTCAGAACTCAGTGAACTCAGTGAATTGAGTGACTCTTAATCATATCATACATCCGTTTCGTGGCCCTTAATTTCTCCGGTATCTGACACACCGTGGATGACACCACTCGTCGGCGATGGCATGAGATATGTGCCGGACCCATGCTTCATATGTGCGTTTATTCTGCGATCCATGATAATATCATCGTTACCGGTGATGTCGGGTACCACCCTCTGCTCCCCACATGGTTCATCACATATCTCTTTTTTCTCACGTAGCTCAGCGCGGTGCAACTCAGCGACTACTTTCTGTAGCTTATCAACATCACATCGGAGGTCGTTAGCAATACGCGTGAGGTTTTTTATAATAGTACAACTAGTGGGAACTTCTGTTGACATACTGGTAATATGTATATTAATAAATACCATCGGTGTTTAAATTTGAATCTGATATGAGCATAAACATATCAACAACATGCCATTCATCACTGATCATTCGAATCTAATCAACGAATGTTTCAAGTATGCCATGCATATGGAACTCATTGACCTGATTAAGATTGTTGGTAACACTGACGCTAACAATATCAAAAAAACAAAAATTACCATACGTCTGCAAGATAATTCTTTCAATCCGTTCGGTACGTGCAGTAAACCACTGGAGGTGTTCGAAAAAATACATTATCACTGGATGTTCAAAATCGACAAACGATACGCTACAGGCAGTGAAAAATATAACTACACGCCCTCTTGCCCCATATATAATGAAAGTATGGAATGGACCGGATATGTTTTAATGGGTCGCCTATCGAAAAACACAACGGTTACCGTGTTAGACATTGATGAGTTTTGGAATACCCCCAATATATTCGTTCCCGAGATCTTCAAATACCCTGGTGGGATAAGTGGCTATCGTCATTATGTTGATGTCAATGGTGCGAAACACCCAAGGGAAGTTGCGCATATCAAAAACGAATTGCAACATGCTGTATCAAAACGTACCGCCAATGATAGTACGTTTGAGTATTGGAGGGTATCACATAAAATTGCGGCGTCAATTGCATTTCGAGGAAAGCAGTGTTTTGATGAACTCGTTGATAACCCCTATCTAATGAAATTCATACCGTATTGATGATGATACCGATCCGGTAGGCATCTTGACTATGTAGATAAAGTGTCGATTTTTCAACATCAACCTTTAGTGTGCGCGTACCCACCTTCATGATCTTGAAATGGCATTGTGCGCAATATATCAGATGGGACATCGATTTCAGTACATCCGGCTCGCCCTCGAGGTCACCCATATCCATTGTGTAATCACGGGATACGACACCAAGGCACAGACTATATTTTTTTCCATTCTTGCATTCCACATTGACCTGGCCGACATCAACCATGATATCACGACCCCACCGCATATCGGCATCCATGCCTTCCTGTTTCGCCACTAATTCTTTGAGTGGCCTATCTGCGAATGCTATCATTGACTTAATGAAGTCCTCCGTGCTCTGTCGTTGCTCATCATGCGACTGTGACACGTTAGGCAGATACATCTTAATATTAATATATAAAGCCCCGTTAAAATTGAATATAGATTCTGATATATATACGGAAAACAGAATGTCATCAGTTAGTAACCTGCAAATCGGTAGACAATCACTAGTAACGGCGTGTTTAAGTCAATATCGCATGGCTAGAAAACGGCTCGGTAACGACAGTAATGTCCAAATCGCATTTGTGGGCGACGATGCCACTCGATTCGCATTCAAGATCGAGGGAATCACGGGCGATGATATCGACCCAACTGGTCGCGAATTTGAAGGTGGACAATACTTAGGTGTGATATGGCAAGACAGCCTAGAGAACCCTCCGAAATTCATAATGTACACACCCAATGGAGTCATTAAATGTAATGTATCAGCCGTATGTGTTTCCATATCCGATTACCATCGGCAAAACTACCGACCCGTGCTCAAAATATATGGATTTATTACTAACATAATGGGTGCTATTAAGTGTTGGCGAGATACCGAACATGGCATTAATCTGCTGTATGACGGAGATGTTGAGAAACAGGTGGTCAATATTCGCAGGCTTGCAAAAACGAGCAAAGCATATAACGAAAAATATCACCGAGATATACTTAAATTATTTGAGGAAGAATCTCTGACCAGTGATATTTCGACCAAGCTCGCGAAAGTCACACTCGATGAAGAAGCGGTTGAGAAGAGTAAAGCTGATATGCTCAAGACAATCAATAACAAAAAACCAGCAACGCGAACCCGACCCACACGCAAGCCTAAGTTCCCCCCAGTATGTGATGAACATGACGAATGCGAGTCGGTAGGTGTGGAGAAGGAGTGATGACACTATTGTTCATTGTATTGGGTGGGGGTATACTTATACGTTACTTGGCGTGAATTATATTAGTGTGATGAAACATACTAAAGAAACGTGTGTAGTATAATGTGCCTAGGGCCGGTGCTCGCGCGGTTTTTATAAGGCTGCGTTGCTGGGATCAACACCCAGTGGGCATATTTTTTGTCATTTTTTATTCATATTTGAGTTTCAAGTTCTGTTACCTGATATAACACGGCTTTTGCATATATCAGCAAGTATTTCGAAGAATTGTTCAAATGCGACAAACCGAAGGGGGGGTGTAAATCATAGTTGGTGTGGTGTGTAGAACGTGGCATCAATGGGTGGTCCCAGTCATTTCATCGTGTTGTCGGCCAATCACATGGTGTGTGATTTGGGCGCTTGCCCGATATCGTGATACGTTTTATTCCATCGGTGATGATTTCTGCAGACATGTAAAAAAATTATTAAGTTTGTGATTAGTTTCTATTTTGTGACATTGATTATTACACGCAAGCATACTCTTGGATGTTACCAATACGGCTACCCTCTCCCCAATTACCGCGTATACCTGCGATACGAGTACCCTCGGGGCATGTTAGATATTTGGAATTTTCGTTATCTATGAATAAACGACCCACGGCATCTGCACCACCGGGTCCAACATGGCCGTACGGCATCGCATTTAATCCATCCGGTGTAAAGTCGTATGTTGGATTTCTATGATCTGCGTAGTTCGTTCCTCCACCCATCATATACGCATTGCCATCACTGCATTTTATACCAACACCCGTCGTATGGATTCCATTAGTTGCACGAGCTTGCGTTATGTGTTCCCCCTCCGAGCATGCTAGTTCGTAGTCTTTGCTAAATAAGTTGTTTGCCCACTTATCTATGTCAGCAGTTCTAGTCCGTAAACCATCCGCAGTTGGGTAGTCTTCAACACCAATCCACTGCACCGTCTTTTTCGACCCCGTTGCAAAGATTACAATTAACGTAATAATGCCGACTATGCACAGTACTATTAATATCGTCTTTTTCGGGTTGCATGCGATCCACGTTTTTTCACACGGTGGTTTTGACATTGATGCAGGCATTTCCGCCAACCTTACTATTCTATATGTTATGTGTGTAAATAATATCACACGTATGAAAAAAACAAAATGTGTTTACTTAACCGGGGGGGGGGTGGTTGTACCTGCACGAGTCGCCCCCGTTCAGGCTGTCACACCCACGCCCGTACCTACACGCAGGTTTGGGGTACCCGAGGTGGCGCATTTGGCATCTGCGATTGTTACATAGCGACCCCCAATAACACTCACGGTGAACATGCAGGCACAAGGGTACTTTGCATTCCACGCCGTTTGGACAACCACCGAACCAACCCTTGGGGTGTTTGCGACGACAGTCGGGTGCATAGCAATTCAACCCGTGCGTGCAATCACCCGACGAGCGTGGTGCGACCGGCGACGATGCATTGCTTGTGGCAATAAGATCGTTATCGGACGGCGACGATGCATTGCTTGTGGCAATAAGATCGTTATCG